TACGCGGTGTAAGTGTTGCCATTGCTGACGATATCGACTGTGTTCGAGACCACGCGCAACGGGCCATCCTCGATGTCGGCGCTATCGATTTCCAGCAGGGGCAGCCAAATCTCCTCACGTTCGGCGAGGTTCATGGATGCGCGAGCGCGTGCGGAGATCGCCATCAGCCCCTCACGGCAAGATAAGCATCTGGAAACTTGCCCGGTACATCAGCCCACCGGCCGGCGCGTAAGACGGCGGGTCCCCGGTGAACTGACATTCGGCAGCGATCTGCGTTCGCGGATGGACCCAATCGAAAACCAGAACGCCATCTTTGGCGGTCTCGTAGAAGAACTCATCAAGCAACGCGGTCTGCGCTTCGGTCAGAGGCTGCACAACGATCTGGAATTTCTGAGTGCTGGCCGTGAACCGACGCCGGGTCAGAGGCCGCCCCTGTTCGACCGGAGACTCGATCTTGTTTTTGACGCGCCCCTCCTGATAGGAGCTCTGGTCCGCTTTCTGAGGCAGATTGATCGGCCAGACGATATCAGCCATCAGCTCCGCCGCTTCTTTGGCTGCGCGTTCAAACCGAACTGGCTCTTCATGTCGCGATCGTAGGCGCCCCTCGAAATCCCGCTCCGAACCTCATCCCGCACGATGATCTTCACGATCTGCCGACCAGACGCGTCCGTTCCCTCTTCCTGCTCCATTTCGCCGCCTTTGGTCCGATTGTCGAAGATCTGGACAACCGTCCCGCCGGCTGCATTGGTATTTGCAGCGTTCTTCGGCATCTCGATCCGGACCGGGATGTTGCGCCCGTCCGCCAGTGGCACATAAGCCTCCGGCTGGGCGCCTTCTCCGAACATCGCCACCTGCGGCGAGTTGGCGACACCACCTGCAGCGTACCGGCGCAGCGGCACCGCCCCGCGCGATGTCATCACGCCGCCGTCGCGGAAGTTCCAGCTGCTGCCGCCCGTGTTCATCGGCGCGCCGCTTGACCCGAGACCGCCACCGCTGAACCACCCGGCGACCGATCCGGCGAGGTCCATAATGGTCGGCAACATGTCGTCACCGTTCGCCCAGTTTTTCAGCGGGTTCATGATAGCGAGCTTGATGAAGAGTTGCTCGAGCTCGGAGACGACGGCTCGGCCTACGTTGAGCAGGTTCACCATTGAGATTTCGCCGGTCGCTGTCGCCTCTGTGATTGCCGATCCGATCCGGTCGAAAGCCTGGTCGAAGAACTGGGGCAAGATCTCCGCAACGGCGCGCTGGCGCTGAAGCTGCTGGTTCATCCTCGCAATGGCGTCGGCGTTCTGAATGTACTTGATCGCGTTGGCGTCCAGCATGGTGCCCATCTGGGCATAGACTTCCTGCTGCGCCCTCATGTGCGCCGTCGCTAGCTCGACCTCATTGTCGTTTGCAGCGCCGAGTTCGAGTTGCCTTTGCAGCAGCGCGATCTGGTTTTGCTGGTTCTGGACCGAGGTCTGGCCCCACTTCTGCCGCTGCTCGGCATTCCGCGTCGCCTCGTTGATGATCTGGTCGATCTCGGAGCGGAATGACTGGTCGGTTTCCTTCGTCGCCTTGGCCTGATCGATCAGGCGCAGCAACTCCCTGGCTCGCTCGAGATCGGCTTCGGTCGGGACCTTGCCGGCGAAGAGATCCTCGGCGCGCACATCGACGCTCGCCTTGGTCAAGTTGTTGTACTGCTTCTCAAGGCCTGCCAGGACCGAGATGACGCCATTCGCGCTCTCGATCGTCTTCCGGTCGGCGGCCTCGGCATCCTTGTTCGCCTGCGACTGCGCAACCTGCGCTTCGGCGAGCGCGGTTATTGTTGCGAGCAGTTCCTTATTCGCCGAGGCGCGCGTAAACCCGAGTTCCGCCAGCTTCTGATCGACGATCTTAGTGGCCTCGCGCTCCGCCTTGCTCTCGCGCAGGATGCGGAGCTCCTCCTCCATCGCGGCCGTGACTTGGCCAATGCTCGCAGTGATGCCGGAGGCGCCGGAGCCGGACGTGTTGTCGGACCCTCCGCGCGCGAACGGGTCCATATCCTCCGAGCCGAACTTCAGCTCGTTGAGGCGGTCCTTCAGGCCGTAGACGCGCTTTTTGACGTCGCCTTCGATGACGTCATAGCCATCCAGCATCTTCTGCAGTTCGGCAGTCTTACCGCGCACCACATTCTCGACATTGTCGAGCGCCCGGCCGATATCGTCCGGCGACTGCTGCACCGCTTCTTCCAGCGCGATGGCTCGCGCCAGGGCGATCTTCGTCTCGGTGGCGGCAATCTCGGCTTCAGTCAGTTCGATCAGATAGCGCTTCTCGGCCTGCCAACTGGCGATGTTGCGCTCGGTCGAGCCGTTAAGCGCGTCGCTGACCTTCCCAGCGGCCTCCATCGCCTCCCGGTAGAGGTTGACGCTCTGTTTCGCTTCGTCTACGGCGTCGTCCGTCGCCATAAAGGCCGTTGCAAGCGCTCCGACCACGGCCCCGGCCGCACCGATCACCGCGCCCCACGGGCCAAACATGCTGATCAGCTGCGTGCCCTGCTGGATGAACGGCCGCAGCACGCCTTGGCCGGAAGCGATCTGAACCGCGAAGTCGCCGACCTGGAAGCCGGCCTGTTGAACTACGGAACCGAAGTTGCGGTACGAGCCCGCGCCTGCGGTCGCCACCTGGCTGAACGCACGTGCGCGCTCCATCGCGACTTCGTATCGACGCGTGATCTGCTGGAGGTTCGTCGCCGCCTGATCGACCGTGACCTTCTGCGCAGCGAACGCGCGCTGAACGATATCGATCTCGCGCGCCATGCGGGCTTGGGCCGTTGTGACCGGATCGATCCGCGCCACGAGCCGGGTATATGCCTTTTCGGCCGCGGCGGCGTTGTCGCTGAGTGGCTTCCCGGCGGCGGCAGCCTTTGCCGCGGCCTCCGAAATCTGATCAGCGGCCCGCTTGAACATCTCCGCGCCGGCCTTGGAGCCGCCAGCGTCGATGATCAGCTGATAGATACGTTGTGCGTCACCGGGAGAACCAACCATTTATCGCGCCCTCCCCTTCCGCCGCTTCTGTGTCGGCCAGTTGTCGATGAAGCTGGCCCAGGCCGCGCCCTGTGCCTTGGCGAGATCCTTGCCGGTCAGCTTTGGTTTGACGTGCTTGTTGAGCAACATGGCCGGATTAATCGCCTGTCCTGGGTCGCCTTGCAGCAAGGCACGGACATGCGCTGGGCCCTCGATCAGATGCATCGGCGTTGCGAGCGCTTGCTCATGCGTCCGGCCGAGCACGCCTGTCGCGAGCAGGTAGAGGTATTTCAGAAACTCCGAGACGGTCAGGCTTATGCCTGATCGCTCGGCACCGCTTCCCCCGGTTCGGCGTCTTCCTTCTGTGCCTTGCCGCCGTTGATCAAGATGCCGATGAACGCCAGTGCCTTGGTCGAAGCCGGGGTTACTCCGCCCCTGAAGACCTTGGCGACCATTTCCTTGTGGGCCTTCGCCGGCAGGCCGGCGCCGAACCGGATGATCGTGGCGATCGCGTCGATATCTCCGGATTGAGCGCGCTGCCCGGCCAGATAGAACCCGCCGAACATGGCGTTGATGCCGATCGCGGCGTCGAGCGTTGGGGTCAGTGTGAAAGTCTCGCCGGAAAGGTCGATCTCGACCGTCGGCGTGGCAATATCGTCCGCCATGCGCCGCTCCCTTACGACGCTGCCGCCGGCGTGCGGATCGGCCGGCCGTCAATCTCAAGCATGGACCGGCACCCGACGATGCCCTCGGTCGTGCCAACGTTCGTCCGGTACGAGAAGACCTTGCCCATGAACCGGATCTCGGTCGGGGTGGCGGACGCGGTATTCGGCGCGTCGTTCAACTCAACCTTGAAGTTAAAGGAGCCGTCATCGTCGAGCGCCGCGACCATGGCAGCCTGGCCAGCATCGGACGGCGCCTCCGCCATGTCGATCTGGACCGAACCGCCGTCAAACGAACCCTTAAACTTGTACGTTTCGCGGCTCGCGAGCGGCTTGTGCTCGATCTTCCCGTAGGAAAGGCCGAACTCCGGAATGTTGGTCACCTCGCCAACTTCGGTCCACGAGGTTTCGGCGGTCAGATCCGAGGGATCAGCGGTCGGGTTGGAGCCGCCGATGTAGAGCGTTGAACCAGCGGCCGGTTTGGCGAGCGTCGGCATTGGATAGCCTCCTTTGGGTTAGGCGAAATAGGAAACGGTGAATGGCACGGTGACCGAGATCTTGATCCAGGCGCCGTCTTCATCGCCGTCGTCGGCAGGCGACATGCTCGGCGTTTCGGTCACCGCGGGGCCGATCTTGCGGACGCGCAGCAGGTCGCCGAACTGTCGCCCAAGTGCGTAGGCGCCGTCGTCGCCTGCATGGGCGGGGAAATAGAGCGTGCCAGCGATCATCCCCGGATCCTGCACGACGCGCTTGCCGACGCTCCCGAATACCGAAGCCGTCGAGGATGGGATCGCGTCGCGCTCAACCAGCAGCCACGGCGCCTGCTCGGGCGGGTCGAACACCTCGCCGAACCAAGCGATCGGCGTGGCAGTCCAATTCGCCTCGATGTATGCCCGGATCGCTGCGCGCGCCTCGTCCATCATTTCAAAGCGGCCTCAGCACGATTGCGGGATAGGTGACGCGGCCGCCGCGCTTCGTGATCCATGGCACCGGAGACGCGCGGCCTGATCCGGAGCCGGCGAGATCGAGGAATCGAACCGAGGTCGAAACCGAATTGCCGAACCGCCCCTGCATTGCCCGCGCGGTCTTCTGTGCCACGTGCACGCCGGCCCGGAACTTCCTGCCCTTCTTCCCGACCTCGATCACGCGCGCGTATGGCTGATCGTTCGTGACGATGTACTCGCGCGCATCGGGCGGATTGTCGAGATCGGTGACCAGCACGCCATCGGCGAGGGCAAACCACGAATCTCGGTAGAGGCCGGACAGGACCGGCGAGATCGCCCGGGCAAAAGCCATCGTCTCCCGCAGGATTTCGCCCCAATACTGAAACCGGTAAGCGATGACGCCGAACGGGCGGACACTCTCCTCTGTGGCACCCTGCCGACCATCCACAATCGTCGTGACGGCGGGCTGGACCGGCGCGTCGGTGATGACTTCCTGTTTCAACTGCCGCGCCACGGTGATGTGGGCGCGCTTCACTTCGTCGGCGGTGAGCTTCTCGAGATCGGTCTTCAGCCAGGCCCCGAGATCGACGATCTTGCCGAACGGCTGCGTCGTCATCCGAACAGCTCCGCGTCAATGTCGCTTCGCCTGAAACAGGTGATCGCGCTGATCTTGCTGCAATTCACGACATCGATGCCGAGCCGGGCGAGCGGGACGGCCGTCGTTTCTATCAGCCGAAGCCAGCGATCGAACGCGCCCGGGCTTGGATTGCCGAGCGGCTCACGATGGTCCGCGTGATGGTGCAGCCTGCCGTCGTCAGCGGGCCGGAAGTCGTATCCGAGCAGGAGGATCTTCGCGGCGCCGAGATGAACGGCGATATTGAGTGCCTGATGACCGCTGTTCGTACCTGCGCCGACCAGGTCAGGATCGGTCTCGATCCCTTCGTTGCTGAGATGGTTGATCTTGTTCACGGCAGGCGGC